CCGCAATTGATACAATTGGCCTAGTGAGAATGTTATGATTATTGATGAACGTAATTTAGATGAGAAAGCTTTATACAATAATCCAATTTACTTATTGACAGGTGATTTTGAAACGGCTAAGTTTTATAGTTGTCTTGCATCTGCTTGTTGTAAATTTGGTTACTTTGTTGAGAAAGCAATCAAAGAACATTTCGTATATACATACATCAAACAAACTGAAATAAGTTTAAATAACACAGGAAAGTTTTTGTTACAGAAACCTAAGTTTGGCGCAGAAGTACCAGATTATGTGTTAGTTGATGAAGATACAAAAACAATTTATGTTTATGAATTGAAGATTAATCTCAGAAACATGGACTCAAAGAAGGCACATGGAGAGAAAGCCAAATATCAAAGATTGAAATTACATTTAGAAGAAATACATTCAGAATATGAAACTAAAATCTTTGTTGTCAATTTTCTAGGTGCATCTGGTAGGAATGTTAGTTTGTATGAAGGACTAGACTACCTGAAGATAGTATCAGGTGAACAGTTCTGTGAGATGATGAATGTATCTTTCGCTGTGGTTATGAATAAAATACATTCCTCACGAAGTGAAAATCAACAGTTTTTATTAGACTATAAACAGAAAAAATTGGAAGAGGTAAAAGAACCACAATTTCAACAACAAAATACATTGGTACAATTTTATGAATCCGTTTGATTATGTAAACCAGATTTTGTATGGCAAGAAGAACCTGATTGTCGATGAGGTCACAGAAAAGTCATATACTCCTTTTCTCGTTAACCGGTCATTATCCTATCACAAAGACTGTATCGGATACGCCAATGAAGTCAATCAACGCCACCATCTCGACAAAAAGTTGCAATATGATTTTTTACTAAATACGATTAGGTCACAAAAACGACCTTTTGCAAAGTGGGTTAAGTCTGAAAAAAGTGAAGATATAGAATGTATTAAGACCATCTATGGTTTTTCAGACACCAAAGCTCGTGAAGCTCTACGCCTACTTAGTAATGAACAAATCCAACAATTAAAAGAACAAGCCGATACAGGTGGATTAAGGAAATGATATGGTTGATTTGGCCAAGTTTGTTGAGGTTACACTCAATGAACAGGATGATTTTTTGAAGGTAAGAGAAACGCTTACCCGAATTGGTGTATCATCTCGCAAAGAAAAGGTCCTGTACCAGTCATGTCATATATTGCACAAGCAAGGACATTACTATTTGGTACACTTTAAAGAACTGTTTGCGTTGGATGGTAAGCCAACAAATATCTCTGAGAATGATGTTCAGAGAAGAAATGCAATTGCAAAATTATTGGAAGAATGGGGTCTTGTTAAGATTTTAAATCCAAAGGTAATTGGTGAAGATGTTGCACCATTACATCAAATTAAGATTATTGCTTTCAAAGAAAAAGAAGAATGGGAATTAGTACCGAAGTATAATATCGGTAAAAAACCAAACGAAAATCATAGTTATTAATTAAATAGTTTGCCCGAAAGGTGCGGTTGTTTGCCGCACCTTCTCAAAATTTGTGTTATAATGGTTGCATCTTAGCAGAAAATTATATTATGAAAATAGCACTTGCCTCTGACATTCACCTAGAATTTGCAGATATCAATTTACAGAACACGGAAAATGCCGATGTATTAATACTCGGTGGAGATATCTGTGTAGCTGCTGACATTGGTCGACCCGACCCACACAACTTCCTAGAAGGCGCTCGTAGTAATCGTATTGCCGATTTCTTCAAGCGTTGCTCATTCCAATTTCCTCATGTGATTTATATTATGGGTAACCATGAACACTACAATGGTGATTTTGCTACAAGTGGAAACAAACTCAAATCAATGTTAGAATCTAATATGTTGAGCAATGTATATTTGCTTGACAAAGAATCTAAAGTGATTGATGATGTAACATTCATTGGTGGTACATTATGGACTGATATGAACAAAGAGGATGAAATGACTCTACTGCATATTCGTGGAATGATGAATGACTTCCGTTGTGTATCAAATTCTAATCGTATGATTGAACGTAAAGTTCCAATATACGAAGAAAATCCAAATTTCACACCCGATGGTAAGAATGGTAGTCGATATCTTACCAAAGAATCTGGTGGTTACATTGAGATTGGACATAAAAGAGTTTCACAGCCTTCTACATTTTGTCCCGAAGATGCCGTTGTTGACCATAAACAAATGTTTGGTTATATTCAAACTGTGATTGAAGGTAAGTTTGACCAAAAGTTTGTTGTTGTTGGTCATCATGCACCAAGCAAAGCATCTACTCATCCTCGTTATGCAAAGGAAGAATTGATGAATGGTGGTTACAGTTCTTCATTGGATGAATACATCATGGATCATCCACAAATTAAATTGTGGACTCACGGACACACACATGAAGACTTTGACTACATGGTTGGTTCTACCCGTGTCGTTTGTAATCCCCGTGGTTACGATGGTTACGAAGATAGAGCTGACCGCTTTAAATTGAAATACATGGAAGTTTAGAAACAAAATGAATGGAATTAAATTATGAAAACTAATAGTAACTTTAAACTGAGCAAACAAACAAAACGATTCATGGCTACCTTGACCAATGATACTGAACGTAACATCTACAAAAAATTGATGATTAATGCTCAGGTAGAATCTGAAAAACCAATACCATCACAGAAAGAAAGACGTAGTGAAAAGTAAATTCATAGAAGTCTATATGAAAGTGGCGGAGACATTTGCAGAATTGTCTTCTGCCAAAAGACTTCATGTTGGTGCCATTGTAGTCAAAGATGATAGAATCATTTCAATTGGTTACAATGGTATGCCTTCAGGTTGGGATAACAATTGTGAGTATAAAGACTATATGAGTGATGCCGGCGGCTGGTTGAGTCCTGATGAGATTTACGAACAATGGCCATTTGAGGAAGAAGATATCGATCCCGACCTAGGATATGCTAGAAGATATGCCTTAAAAACTAAACCCGAGGTGCTTCATGCTGAAACAAACACAATTGCGAAACTTGCTAAATCTACCGAATCTGGTTTGGGTGCTACTATGTTTATTACCCATGCTCCATGTTTGGACTGTGCCAAACTTATCTACCAAAGTGGTATTGGGTGTGTTCTATATCGGAACACTTATAGGGATAATAGTGGCATCACGTTTCTTGAAAAATCAGGAGTAACAATTGAAAAAATATAGTGCAGAGGTTGTTGAGATTTGTGAGAATGGTGATGCTATATTACAGTTCTCGGATGAAATGATTGAAGACCTTGGTTGGAAACCCGGTGATGTACTAAGTATAACCATGGTAGATGGTGCAGTACATTTGAAAAATATTACCAAAGAGGAAAAAACTATGGTTAAAAAGAGAAATAAAATTGTTCTCTATGAACAAGCACCATACATACAAGGATATAATTCTGCAATAGCTAAAGAAGAATTTTATAATCCATATGGTGATATAGAAAATGCAGAAGCGGATGCGGAAGATTATGCTCGTGGTTATGAAAACGGATTAGAGGTAAAATAAATATGTTAGTGCTCCCTGATAATATGATTGGTAAACCCATTGGTTTTACCTGTTCAACTTTTGATTTACTTCACGCTGGTCATATTTTGATGCTGGCTGAATGTAAAACTATTTGTGATTATTTAATTGTTGCAGTTCAAAGTGACCCAACGATTGACCGACCAGATGTTAAAAACAAACCTGTACAATCAATCGTTGAACGATATGTTCAATTATCTGCTGTCAAGTTTATTGATGAGATTATTGTTTATGACACAGAAAAAGACCTTGAAGACTTGTTAATGTTTTTGCCTATTAATGTTCGTGTTATTGGTGAAGAATACAAAGACAAAGAGTTTACAGGTAAACAAATCTGTGAAGACCGTGGTGTCAAAATTTGGTACAACTCTCGCAATCATCGATTCAGTTCTTCTGAATTACGCAAGAGAACTTATCAATCAGAATTAAATAAGGTTAATAAATGACCAAAGTTTTTACTGATGTTCAGATGTTTATGTTGGCCTCAGGTCAATCATTAAACAAGGAGAATGAAACACAATCTTTATTATATCGTAAACTAATTGATGAAGAATATCAAGAATTTTGTGAAGCAAGAATTAATGAAGATGATGTTGAAACATTAGATGCTTGCTTTGATATGATTTGGGTGATTGTTGGTTATATGCTATCAAAAGGATATGATGTTGAAGGTGCATGGGATGAAGGTGCAAGAAGTAATCTTGCCAAGATTGATACTGTAACAGGCAAAGTTATCAAACGTGATGACGGCAAAATTCTCAAGCCTGAAGGTTGGAAGAAACCAGATTTCAGTAAGTTTACCTGTAAAAATGTTGCCATCTAACATCAACTGTGTTATAATACATCATTAAATTTATTAACTATGAAAGAGAATATGAATATTCGTGAACTCGCTAAAAAGTTGGCAGTTGAGTATAAACTTCCTAGAGCAGATAGGTATGACCTCTATCTGCGGGAGATTGATAATAAGGTGGAGGTTCTTGGTTGGGTTCAAGACCCATCACAAAACATGAACGACTTCCGTGGTCGTGAAATGCTTTTCCCAAAGCGCTGGGTCACCATTGGCGTTTTGCCAGCGGAGACAAGGGTCAATGTATAAAGTAGCCTACTATCGAACAGGTGGTTCGGCCGTAGATTCTAAAGAGTTTGAAACTTTAGCTGAAGCGGTCGATTTTTCAAATAAACTTCCGATTGAATCGGTTTTAGAGATTAAACATTATGACAGTAAAATTAATAACATTCAAAACGAACCATACGATTCTCGGTGAAGTCAAAGACTTACCAGAGAATGATTACGTTGAAGTAAAAGATTGTGTTCAGGTTATTTCAGTACCACCTACACCACAAAATCCTCAAGGCGGAATCACTTTTGTTCCTTTCGTTGAGTTTGCCGTAGAATTCAAAACTGGATTTAAAATTAAACGGCAAGATATTCTAATGATTAATGAACCCATTCTTGAAGTAGAAAATCAGTACAGCAAGATTTTTGGTTCTGGCATTCAAATTGCCTCTAATAACTTTAAACTGTGATATAATGTGTGAATGAATAAATTTTACACATCGGTTGCCAGCGTAGGCAACAACATACTTTATCGTGGCGTAGAGAATGGCAGGCGAGTCAAGGTGAAAATTCCTTACTCGCCTATTTTGTTTTTGCCATCCAAAAAAGAATCACCATGGAAAACATTGAAGGGTGAAACACTCGAGCCAATGAAGTTTGATGGCATTCGTGATGCGAGAGAGTTCATCAAACTATATGAAGGCGTTGAGAATTTCAAAATCTATGGCATGAATAGATTTGAATATGCTTTCATCACCGAACAACATCGTGGCATGGTAGAATGGGATATCGAAAACATATCTATTGGTGCAGTTGATATTGAAGTCGGTTCAGAGAATGGTTTTCCTGACCCATATCTTGCTCTTGAGCCTATCACCGCTATCTGTGTGAAATATTTTGATGGCACTTGTGTTGTATTTGGTTGTGGTGACTACAACGTACAAGGCACCGAAAGATATGTCAAATGCAAAGATGAATATTCACTATGCAAGAATTTCATAAACTATTGGCAAGAAAATTGTCCTGATATTATTACTGGCTGGAATATCAAGTTCTTTGATATGCCTTACCTTGTTAATCGTTTGCGTAAAATTCTTGATGAAGATGAGGCGAAGAAGTTGTCACCTTGGAATATTATTAGTGAACGCAAGGCCAATGTTAATGGTCGTGAGATGATTGCTTATGATTTTCTTGGTGTAGCTGCACTAGATTACATTGAGTTGTACAAATGGTATGCGCCAGGTGGTAAATCACAAGAATCATATCGTCTTGACAATATTGCACAAGTAGAACTTGGTGAAGGTAAGATTGCATATGATGAGTATGATAATCTTCATGCTCTGTATAGACTGAACTATCAAAAGTTTATTGAGTATAACATCAAAGACGTTGACTTGATTATGAAACTTGATGATAAGTTAAAACTGATTGAGTTGGCGATTACTCTTGCATATGATACAAAATCAAACTATGATGATGTGTTTGCACAAACTCGTATGTGGGATTCTATGACATACTCATATCTTTTAGATAAAAAGATTGTTGTGCCACCAAGAGTTGTCAAAGATAAAACATCCGCATTTGAAGGTGCATATGTTAAAGACCCACAAGTTGGCCTACACAATTGGGTTGCATCGTTTGACTTGAACAGTTTGTATCCTCATTTGATGATGCAATATAACATTTCACCAGAAACATTAATTGAACCATCTGATTATACAGATGAAATGCGTAATGTGATTATGAATGGTGTTTCTGTTGAAAAGATGTTGAACAAAGAAGTTGATACTTCAAAATTAAGAAATGTTACACTCACACCAAATGGTCAATTCTTTCGTACTGACAAACAAGGTTTCTTACCTACAATGTTAGAAGAAATGTATGAAGATAGAAAGAAGTTTAAGAAGTTAATGCTGAAAGCAAAGCAAGACTACGAAAACGAAA